CCCGCAAGGCAAGAAGGCTGGAAAGGAATGGAAGGTCGGTGGCGTAGGCGGTGAGTCTGGCTCGAGCATGTCTGTGTGCCTGACCGGTTCGAAGCGCGGCGTTTGGAAGGATTTCGCAACTGGCGATGCCGGCGATCTGCTCGACCTGTGGGGAAAATGCCGCATGGTGTCCGTAGCCGATGCGATGCGCGACGCGAAGCGATTCCTTGGGGTTCGCGACGAGGCGCCGATTCGAGAAATGCCTAGCTACAAGCGGCCGGCCAAGCCTAAGTGCTCGGCGCCCAAAGCGGCGGTGAACGAATGGCTGTCAGCTCGAGGTCTCGAGCAATCGACGATTTCGGCATTCAAGGTGGCCGAAGCGGAGCGCGACGGAAAGATGTATGCGGTGTTTCCGTACCTGCGCGAAGGCGAATTGATCAATGCCAAGACGCGGAACATCGCGGACAAGAAGGACATGCGCCAGGAAAGCGGCGCCGAGCCGTGCCTGTTCGGCTGGCATCTGATCGACCCAAAGCGCCGCGGGCTTGCGATCACAGAGGGTGAGATCGACGCCATGACGTTGCATCAGATGGGCATCCCGGCTGTTTCGGTAAACGCTGGCGCCGGCAATCACCAGTGGATCGATAACGACTGGAACCGGCTCGAGCGCTTCAGTGACATCTACCTTTGCTACGACAACGATGAAGCGGGCCAGAAAGGCGCCAAGGAAGTAGCCGGCCGACTCGGAATCGAGCGCTGCCGAATCGTGAAGTTTCCGAAGAAGGACGCGAACGAATATCTGCTGGCCGGCGCGACCTCGGAAGATTTCGCGCGGTGCGTGGCGGAAGGGAAGTCTTTCGACCCGGAAGAACTGCGCGAGATTTCCGACTTTTGGGGCGGTGTAAAGGCGCTCTTCTATCCGACCCAGGATCAGGTAACGAATCCTTTCCTGTCGTTCTGCGGCGAGAAGCAGTTCTGGTTTGACTTCCGACCGGGCGAATTGACGGTATGGACCGGATACAACGGGCACGGCAAGTCTCTGATGTTGAATCAAGTGCTGATCGGGCTGATGGACCAAGGAACCAAAGTTTGCGTGTTCTCAGGCGAGATGACGCCGGAACGCCAAGGCAAGCGCATGGCGAAGCAACTTGGCGGACTGGATCGCCCGACGCCGGCATATCTTGACGCCATGTCCGACTGGCTGCGTGATCGCATGTGGCTTTTCAACCTCGTCGGCACGGCATCCATCGATCGCCTTCTGACTGTCTTCACGTACGGATACAAGCGCTACGGCATCCGGCACTTCGTGATCGACAGCTTGATGATGACTGACGTGCTCGAGGATGGCGCCGGCGCGATGACCTCGCAGAAGGAAGCCATGCGGAAGCTTGCCGCTTTCGCTCGAGGAAACGGCGTGCATGTCCACCTAGTGGCGCATCCCCGCAAGGGGCAAGACGATAAAAAGGCGCCAGGGAAGATGGACATTTCCGGAAGTTCGAAGATCACTGACGCAGCGGACAACGTGTTCGCCGTCTGGTCGGCACAGAAACAGGAAGGTGACTCGAAATCGGACGAGCCGGACGGAACGCTCGAGCTCTACAAGAACCGGAACGGCGACATTCAATACAAAAAGCTGTTCCTGTTCCTCAACCGTGACTGCATGCAGTTCAGCGTCAGGGATGCGCGCCGGGCGTATTCGCATGTGCCTTTCATGAATAACCAGACGGAGGAAGCGTGACTTTCATTCGAGTTCAAGACCTTATGGCAGAAATCTTGGCCAACTTCGACAACTTAAAGCCCTCAGAAAGTCAGCGCGAGCGAGATCGACGGGCCCTCGAGGAATGGGAAGCGCAACCCGATCCAGAAGAGGCGGCGGACGAAGAATGAACTGCCGCAACTGCATCCACGTACAAGCCAAGCCGGAAGCGCGAGCGATGAACCAGCTAGGTTTCCGCAACTGCAAGCACATGCCGAGTTACGCCTACGTCGCCGGCCGGAATGTATGCCGGATCGGGAAGTTCGAGGAAAAGAAGTCGTGAAGCGCTCGCCGTCAGCATTAACCGCTGAGTTGCTGAAAGAGCAAGGATGGCTGGTCTGGACCGTTGAACGCTGGATACCAGGTGCCCGAATCCGAGTCGATCTATTCGGGATTCTGGACCAGATAGCGATAAAGGACGGAGAAGTACTCGGCTTACAGCCGACGAGTTGGAGCAACGTTCCGGCGCGGGTGAAGAAGATAGCCGAGTCGGAGCACATAGGGGAAGTCCGGAAGCTAGGTTGGACGCTGCAGGTGATTGGCTGGAAATGGGATTCGGTGGCAAAGGAATGGCGCCATCGCATTGTCGATGTTTCGTGAAACGGGGGAAGGAATGGGACAGAGTCAGAAGCCGCGGAAAAAGTATCGGCCGAAGGTAGGAACGAAGGACACGATTACGACGCTCTTCGAAGGCGACGAGCCGTTGAAAGGCGAACTGAAGGACAAAGTACTGCTGACGACGCACATGGCCGCGCTGTCGCTCTCCAAGGGCGAAGCGACCCAAGACGACTGGGGCGCGCTCGTGACCGCCTGCAACGTGTGCCTCGTGCTGTGCGAGCAAGCGAAAAACAAGCACATCGGTCTGCAAGCCGTATATGACGCCAGCAACGCGCTTATTTCGGTGCAGGAGCGGTTCTTCGCGATGGGCCGCAGGGTAAGTACCGGCGACGAGCTGACGGCCGTCAACGGCGGGATACACGTGTTCGAGGAATTAGTCGAGACGGTGAGCAAGCGGAAGTACGTTTGGGCATCGGATCAGATCGAAAAGCGGATGCGAGAAGGGCAGTCGGTCGGCGTGGCGCCGTTCAAGAAGACGGCACGGTATGCGTTAATGGAGGCAGCATGAAGCGAGAAATGTGGACGGTTCAAGAAGAACGCACGCTCCGTGAGATTTGGTCTAGTGGCAAATTGGTCAAAGAATGTCTGGACATGCTTCCCGGCCGTTCGTATCGGGCGATGACCGATCGGATGCACGATTTGGGACTCGGGAGGCGCTCCCATGTCCGCAGCGGACCGGTCAGATCGCTTATCTGGAGCGTAGCCGAACAAATGCTCAAGCGCGGCGAGCAATTGACGACGCATGAATTCTCGGAACGGATTCAATGCACGCATCGCCACATATGGGAACTTCTCAAGAATAACCATAAGGCGAAGGAAATCCATATCGCTCACTGGAAAAGAGCGCGCCATAACGGCGTATGGACCGAAGTATGGGGATATGGGGAAGGGCCTGATGCTGTAAAGCCAAAGCCCAAGACACGTCCCGAAACGTCTCGCTCGGCATATCTTAGAAAACGGATGCGCCAAGGAAAGATCGAAGCGAACCCGTTCTCAGTGGTGATGGCTCAAGTTATGAGGGAGGCCGCATGATCCCCGATACGTTCGATCCATATTTCGCCGTCATGGGCGTTAAACGCCGTGACTGGACCAAGCCAGTTCAGCAGGAGCAGAAATGAATCTCACCGGCTGGATTCCATGCGCGACACCGCCAATCCGAGAGGGCTGGTATGACGTGGAGATTATTTATCAGAACGGCGCGGACGAAAAGAACCGTCGCTATTACTGGAAGCTCGGCGACTTTCGGTTGAGCGATCGCGACATGCTTCGTGCGCCGATCATCTACGAAATGGACCGTTGGCGCGGTCTTACAAAGGAGCCGAAATGAGCGTGTTAAATGGAAGAGAGCAATTCGAAGCCTATTACGCGAAGGCAGGCGGCTGCCTTCTGGCGTCGGTGAAGGAGAACCACTGGCAAACCTGGCTCGCGGCGCAGGTCGCTCTGCTTGAGGCGCACGGTCCGGCCGTTGAAATGCGTGTGCTGCCTAGTCGGATGGCGATGCAGGAGCCGGAATGAGCGACGAGATCAAGAAATTAGAGAAAGAGCGAAATTACTGGATGCGGGTCGCTGCATATCTTGCGTCTTGCCATGCTGCCACGCTCAGCTATGACGGCACATTGAAAAGCTGCTCTCGGAGTCGCCGCGAACGGTTTGAGAGCATCGCTACGATCGCCGCCGAAATGATGGACGGGAAGGATTGGCGAGCGGGGTCAAGTTATGCCAGATCGACGCCCGACAAAAGCCGGGACGATTGTATGAAAGCACTGGAATTTTCAAAGGCGGAATCATGAGCGATCGCCAGTTCTTCGCCCTCGTGCACGATACCGCTCGTCAGATGGCCGTCAGAGCGGTCACGCGAGCGCCGGCAGGGTATGTAGTGGAAGTGAAGCCCAAGACGCGCACGCTCGATCAGAACGCCAAGCTGCACGCCATGTTCACTGACATCGCGCGGCAGGCATCCTTTCACGGGAAAGCGCGCACCGCGGCGGAATGGAAGGTGATCTTCATCTCTGGTCACGCCGTGGCTACTGGATTGGGCGCCGACATCGTCCCAGGCTTGGAAGGCGAATTCGTGAATATCCGGGAATCGTCGGCTCAGATGGGCGTCAAGCGCCTCAACAGCCTAATCGAGTATGTGACGGCGTGGGCTGCTGATAATGAGGTGAGGTTTTCCGGGAGCGAGGAATGACCGCGGCAGCCGAACGACTTCACATTGCGCGCGTGAAGGAACTCGACTGCGCAGTATGCGGCACGCACGGCCCAAGCGATGCGCATCACATACTCGCCGGCCGCACGCCGGGCAGGAAGAGTCCAGGATTCTGCGTGATCCCGCTCTGCAAAGACTGTCACCAAGGAAGTTTCAACGGAATCCACGGCCAGCGGCGCATGTGGGAAGTGGTGAAGGTAAGCGAACTAGATTGCCTCGCGGCAACGATCGAACGACTTTATGGGGGTAGAAGATGAGCAGGGAGGTCCAACTTACGCGCGGAATCGTCGCGATCGTCGATGACGCCGACTACAACCTAGTCCTGCAAAGCAAGTGGTTCGCCACTACGAACGGATATGCGGCAAGAACGGTTCGCGGTCTTGATGGGAAGAACATCCGAATTCATCTGCATCGTTTCATTATGGGCGTCACCGATCCGAAATCGCATGTCGACCATATCAACGGAAACGGCTTCGATAACAGACGGAGCAATTTGAGAATCTGCTCTCACGCTGAGAACAGGTGCAACAACAAGGTATACGCGAACAATAAATCTGGATTTCCTGGTGTTGCGTGGAGCAAGTGCGCAGGGAAGTGGCAGGCGTACATCACGGCAGGAAGAAAGAGGAAGCATCTCGGTCTGTTCGAAAGCAAAGAGCGCGCATACGCAGCCTATTGCGATGCGGCAAAAGTTCTACACAAAGAATTCTCAAGGACCGGAGTTTGAAATGGAAGCTGACAACCAAGAACTGCACATGTTTTGCACTCGTTGGTCGGAGTGGCATAAGTCCCGCCGCCTATTTGCGCCGCCTGTCCCGCAGAACATCCTTGCGAGAATGCGCGGCCCGTCTGGCGGCGGAGATGTGCCCGATGCGATCCTGAGCGCTGACCTGAGCTATTTCAATCTTGCAGTCTTGGCACAAAGGGAAAGTCAGGCAAAGTTCATTTTTTACCTCTTTTATGTCCACCGCGCCAAGAACATCAAGGCGATCGCGCATGAGATGGGATTCTCGACATCATATTTCTACCGGCAGCTTCGGACGTTCAGAGCTGAGGCACATCGCGCATATCGGGCTATGCTGAACGGCCAGCCGGTGCTGGAACGCGAAGAGGAGATGGCGTGAACATTAGCAGTTCACATCACGCTAGTTCACACATACCCTCTTAAAACGTACAATTTTGCTAGATTGAGTTTTTGCCTTCACGCTGTGCCACCGCTATCCCCGTAGCTGACTGATGGAAAGACATCACTACTCCTCCAGCTGCGAATCCCCCGCAGCTTTAGCCCCGCTAGTCGGGGCTTTTTCTATTCGGAGCCGCAGATGCGTTGCTGGTGGTGTGCTCGCAAGTTGCGGACACCCGATGAGCGCTGCTGCAATCCGCACGAGAAAGCGAACCTGTAATGATCGAAGCCATCACCAAGAAGCAAGTCGCGATTGTCTCTTTTGACCGAGACCTGAAGAACGCGAAGTTGCTAGACGATCTTGGCCACCCAGCGCCGCGTGTCGTGACCTACCAAGTGACGCTCGATCCGGCTCGTCTGTCGCCTGAAGGCCAGTTCGTGCGCTTCGGACAATGGAGCGATGGACTTGGCGCTGGTGACGAAATGACCGGCTGGATTCTGCTGGACGATTTAACCGTAGAGGAGATCCTGGCTGAACACGACGGCAAGGAATTTCGACCATATGTAGTTGAAAGCGCCGTGCGCGCAGCTTAGGAAAATCACATGACCACAATCGCGAAACTGATGGGTTCCGGAGTTCCGGCAGCCCAAGCACAGGCAACTACCGCTGGCGTTCCTGCACTCGCCTTGAGCGCTGCTGGCACCACGCAGGTAGGCGCTACGTTGATCACCAGCGACTTTTCCGTATTCACGACGGTAGCAGCCAGCTCGGGCGCACGTCTTCCGGCAGCCAATGCCGCGTCGATGACAGCGCTCGCCGGTGACATCTACGTAGTCGTGAACAGCCAGGCGACGAACGCCCTTTCTGTCTATCCTCCGGTCGGCGGCAACTTCTCGAATGTTGCAGTCAATACGGCTGTCAGTGTTCCCGCAGGCAAAACGGCAGACTTCTATTGCCTGGGCGGGAACGTATGGGCGCCGAGCGTCGGCGGCTGATCATGATCATCTCAGCAGAAGCCCGCGAATGGGCTATCGAGCAGATCAAAGCGCACGGGGAATACTCGTCGCTCGACGACCTGCTCCAACAGGCTGAGACGCTGGCGCAGAAGTACGTAAGAGGCGGGGAAGATGGCAGCCCGTCTGCGTAAGACACACCAAGATGATGTGCGCCAGAAAATTCAGGCCACACAGCTAATAAATGTCTTGCAAAATCATGCACTTGGCATTTCGGAAGAGTTGAGCCAGTCCCGCCTCAAGGCGATTGAGATTCTATTGCGCAAGTCAGTGCCTGACCTGAGTCAGATGCAACTGACGGGCGATAAGGACGCGCCGCTTCAGGTGGTCCAGAGAATCGAGCTCGTCCCGCTGGAAGGCCATGACGTCAGTAAGGATTGAACTCCCGCCCAAGCTAATCCCAGTTTTCAGCGGGGCAGCGGATATACGCGGGGCATACGGCGGACGGGGGTCGGGCAAAACGCGATCGTTTGCCAAGATGAGCGCAGTTCGTGCCTACATGTGGGCGATGGAAGGCCGCGAGGGGATCATCCTCTGCGCTCGGCAGTTCATGAACTCGCTAGATGACTCGTCGCTTGAGGAAATCAAGGCGGCGATTAGGTCTGAGGCATGGCTGGAAGCGTTCTTCGAGATCGGCGAGAAGTACATCCGCACGAAGGACGGCCGAATCTCGTATAAATTCGCCGGGTTGGATCGCAGCATCGACAGTGTGAAGTCGAAGGCGCGGATTCTGTTGTGTTGGGTGGACGAGGCAGAGCCGGTCACGAATATGGCGTGGTCGACGCTGATCCCGACGCTGCGGGAAGAGGTGAGCGAACTATGGGTGACGTGGAACCCAAGGCGCAAGGGTAGTCCGACCGATCTGCGCTTCAGGCGCGTGAAAGACCCGCTGTTCAAGATCATCGAACTGAACTGGCGTGACAATCCGCGCTTTCCTTCCGTGTTGCAGCGTGCTCGTCAGCGTGACTTAGCGAACCTGCCGGAAGAAGAGTACGACCATATCTGGGAAGGCGCATACGGCAACATCGCCGGGTCGATCCTTGGTAAGTGGGTCAGCGCCGCAGAGCGCGAAGGCCGGATCAGCGAAGAGATTGAATACGACCCATTGGGCGCGCCGATTGAGATCAGCAGCGACTTGGGGTTCCGCGATACGGCCTCATGGTGGTACTGGCAGCGCCTGCCGGGTGGATTCAACCTCGTCAAATACGAAGGTGATTCAGGGCTGGATGCTGAGGACTGGATTCCACGCATTCAGCAGAGCATCACCGACATGGGCGCCAAGCTCGGAAAGATATGGCTGCCGCACGATGCGCGGGCCAAGACGTTCCAAAGCAAGCACACGAGCATGGAGCGGTTTCTAGCGGCGTTTGGCGGCGGCAAGGTCGATGTCGTGCCGCAGACCAAGAAACTTGACCAGATCAGCGCAGCTCGCGCGGTCATCCCGAAATGTGCATTCAACCGTACCGCATGTGAAGCCGGGCTAGATGGCCTTGGCGCGTGGGAATACGAGTGGAATGACGACACGGGCGTGTTTTCGAAAGAACCGCTGCACAACTGGGCCTCGCATCCATCTGACGCGTTCGCATATGGCGCGCAGGTGATGAGCGAGGCGGAATACATCGCACCCAAGCATGAGCCTGACTGGGCCAATTTCGACGCCAGCGAGACGCTAAACGACGTTTGGGAAGATCACATGCGGCAAGTATCGAATCATCGGAGGCTGTAATGGCATCGAGCATTAGCGGCGGCGGCGTTCTGTTCAGCGCGAGTAAGAATGTCAATGCAATCCCCGGTCAGACGTTGATTGGCATCTTCGTATCGAGCACGACATCAGGCACTGTGGCTGTCTACGACAGCAATGCCACGTCGACGGCCACGAAGCTGATTGACACGGTGCTCTTGCCGGTTGGCTTCACGCCGATGCATCTCGCGGCCGGCCAAGGTCACTACATCGTGGTAGGCGGCACGATCAGCGCAACAGCGATCATCGGCTGATGACTACCCTTGCGAAGCTGATGGGGTCGGGCGTTCCCGGCGCTCAGGCACAGAACACGACCGCAGGCGTTCCCGCGCTCAATCTCACGGCTGCCGGCACGACCCAAGCTAACGCAACCCTGATCAGCAACGACTTCAGCGTGTTCTCGAACGTGCCGGCGTCATCAGGTGCTCGTCTGCCGGCACAAAACACGGTCAGTATGACCGCGATGGCCGGTGACATATACGTCATTGTCAATGCGTCGTCGACGCCGATGCTGGTTTATCCGCCGATTGGCGGTAGTTTCCTCAATGCGGCTGCATCTGCATCGCTTGCGGGTGGCCAGACTGGCGACTTCTACTGTCTCGGAAACAATGCATGGGCGCCTAGTCTCGGCGGCGGTGCGTCAATCTTTGCCGAAGACGATTTCATTGGGACGGCCGGCACGTTTGTCGAATCACGCCCAACGAACATCGGCAACAAGACATGGACCACGAATGCGGCGGGCGCTTTCACGCTGAACGGCAGCGGAAAGGCTCAGGCGGCTATTCAAGTGAACGCCAATGCCAACGTATTCGATGCGGGCGTGTCGGATTTCACCATCACGTGTCCGATGTCATCGTTCACGCCGGATGGCAATCTGTGCGTGATCGCTGTGATGATGTTCCGTTACGTGGACGCGGGTAATAACTGGGGTATCCAGGTTGATCCGCGCTATAACCGCGTCACGCTCTACAACAAGCAGGGCGGAACGCAGTTCGATCAGGCGTACATCGCGGACGCAACGGTAGTTAATAACGCCATCACGACTGTTCGCGTGGATTGCGTTGGCCAAAACATCACGATTTGGGTAAATGGCGTCCAGATTTCCTCGATCGTGTCGACGCTCTTCCAGACGGCGACCAAGTGCGGCATCTACATGGGCGTCAACGGACCGTCGGGCGGAAACGCAACGTGGGGGCCGATAAAGGTTCAATCGCTGGTCGGACTCAATTACAACTGGCCCGTCTTTACGGCGCTCGCGGCAAATGCTGGTGCTCCGGTCATTGCCAAGGGTTCGGCCGGCACATGGGATGCAACTGACATTGCCAATCCCGAGCCGTTCTTCGATGCCGTGAACAATCGATGGGCCATGCTGCTGTCTGGTTATACCGCGGCCGCGCATGTGACGAACGGGAATGCCGCGAACTCGAACATCCTGAATCTTGGATTGTGGACTTCGACGACCATTGATGGGCCGTGGACGGCCGATGTTTCGAATCCGGTGATGCTTGCGAATGGGACGGATGGTTTCTTCTCATTCAATGGTGGCGCGGTTCAGATCGCCGGCACGACATATCAGGCGTACGTTTCTGATAACGGCACGACGATCCGATGGGCGACGAGCACCGATCTCCACACATGGACGCGAGTCGGTCTGATCTGCAGCGCGACTGTGCCGGCTTCGAATAACTTCTGGCGCAATCAGGGCGTTTTCGATCCAATGCTGCGGGTTCGCCAAGGCAGCAACGTCATTGAAATGTGGTGTGCCGGGCTAGGTGGCGATGGTCTGAAGCGCTTCGGCTTGCTCACGTCAAGCGACTTGGGCGCGACTTGGGTTGATCAGACAGGGACGATCCCTGCTGTTCTGCCGCCTGTCGGGCTGTTCCGCAATGACTCGGCTGGTGAACCGTCTGTCTACGTGCCACCTGGGAAAGAAGGCCAGCAATATCTGATCTCGTTCGACTACGTTCCGCAAACGCAGACAGGCAATCCGCCTATTGGCCGATTTATCGGACAGGGGATTTCACTGGATGGCGGCCTCACGTGGGCGTTCCGCATTGCTGCTGGAGTGCCGGGCGCCTATGCGTGGGAAAACTTGCAGGTCTTCGATTCATTCGTGGTCGATGTAGGCGACGGAACGCTTCGCCTGTTCCATAGCGGAGCGAATACCTACGGCCCGTCTCTCGGATTGAATATCCAGATCGGCCAACAGAATGCCCCGTGGTCAAGCTCTAGCCTGGTGAAATAATGGCACAACCAACGCGTTCGCCCGAAGTAGAGCGCTACCTAGGCTATATCACGGCCTACGATAAGACGTTCAACAAGTGGACGGACCGCTCGACAAAGATCACGAAGCGCTACCGCGACGACGCGAAGGAATACACCTATGGCAGCGAGTCCGCACGCTTCAACATCTTATGGGCCAACGTACAGACATTGGTTCCAGCAACCTTCAGTCGCCTACCGCAGCCCGATGTCTCAAGGCGTTTCCGCGATTCTGACCCGGTGGGCCGTGTCGCGTCCTTACTTCTCGAACGGGCGCTGGAATTTGAAGTTCGCCATTATCCCGATTACCGGGAGGCGATGAAGAACAGCGTCCAGGATCGCTTTCTCGGCGGTCGTGGCGTGGCTTGGGTGCGATACGCGCCGGTCACGAGCGTGCAGGAGCCGTTGTCCGAGGACGAGACGGGCGATGATGAGGCGGTCATTGAGGGCGCTGGCGCGGAGCAGATCACAGATGACCAGCCGCTAGAGCAGATCGACGACGAGACATCGCCGGTCGACTATGTGCACTGGAAGGATTTCGGCCATTCGGTCGCGCGGACATGGGAAGAAGTAACGTGCGTTTGGCGCAAGGTCTACCTGTCCTATTCGAAGCTCTGCGAGCGCTTTGGCGAAGAAACGGCCATGCGTGTGCCTCTCGATGCGACGCCGGGCGCAGAGGGCTATGGCGAGTCGAAGATGGCGACCGGCCAAGAGCAGATGAACAAGCAGGCTTGCGTCTATGAGATTTGGGACAAGGAGACGCAGAAAGCCGTTTGGTTGTCGAAATCGGTCGGGCAGTTGCTTGATGAGAAGGACGATCCGCTCGAACTTGAGGGATTCTTCCCATGTCCGAAGCCGCTACTCGGCACGACGACCAGCGATACGCTCGTTCCTGTCCCTGACTTCATCCAGTACCAGGACCAAGCGAACGAACTCGATGTCATCAGCGATCGCATCGACGGGCTGATTAAGGCGCTCAAGGTGCGCGGCGTCTATAACGCCGAGTTCAAGGAATTGCAGCGTCTGTTCACCGAGACGGGCAATAACGACCTGATCCCGGTCAAGAGTTTCGCAGCATTCGCCGAGAAGGGCGGTTTGAAGGGCGCGGTCGACATCGTTGACCTTGGCCCGATTGCGCAGGCGCTGCAAATCGCATTCGAAGCGCGTGAGAACGTGGTCCAGCAGATATACGCGCTGACCGGCATTGCCGACATCATGCGAGGCGAGACTGACGCGGCAGAGACGGCGACGGCTCAGGGCATCAAGGCGCGCTTCGGTGCGGTTCGGTTGCGCACGACGCAGGAAGACGTAGCTATCTATGCCACTGAACTCCTGCGCCTCAAAGCACAAGTCATTTGCGGCAAGTTCAGCGATCAGACCATCCTTCAGATGGCGTCGGCCGCTCAGTTGCTGCCAGAAGACCAGCAATACATCCCGCAAGCGCTCCAGATGCTGCGCAACAAGGTGCTTCGCTCGTTCCGCATCGAGGTCGACGCTGACTCTCTGGTTCAGATCGACGAGGACGCGCAGAAGCAGGACCGTATAGAGTTTGTCGAGATGGTCAGCAAGTTCCTTCAGCAAGCCGTCCCGGCCGCGCAAACTACTCCCGAGCTTGCGCCCGTGTTAGTGGAAATCCTCAAGTTTGGCGTGTCGGCGTTCAAGGCCGGCAAGACGCTGGAGGGGATGATCGACAACGCAGCAGAGACGCTGACGAAGCAGATCGCGCAGCAGGCCAACCAGCCCAAGCCGCCGCCGATCGAAATCCAGAAGGTGCAGGCTGAGTCGCAAGCGCGCATCCAAGAGAAGCAGGCCGGCGCGCAGATCGATATGCAGATGGAGCAGGGACGCAATCAGATTGAGCAAGCCAAGATGCAGCAGCAGGGGCAACTCGAAATGCTGAAGGCGCATCTCGCGCAACAGACGGCCAATGCCGAGCAGGAAGCCCAAGCGCGCCAGGCGACGCAAGAGCAGGTGCTTGAAATGCACCGCGACCAGATGAAAGCCGAGCAGGAGCAGCGCCTGGAGCAAATGCGCATGATGCTCGACTCGCAGAAGGCTGAAATGCAGGCGCAGATGCAAGTGCTGATTGCTCACCTGAACAACGCCCGCGCGATTGAAGTCGCGGAAATCTCCGCGGAAACCACTCTCGACGCAGCGCAGATCAGCGCGGCGCGTACAGCCGAATCCGGCGAATAACCCATGCCGATTTACCGATACAAATGCTCGATCTGTGATCACGAGCAGGATGAATATCGCCCCGTTGCCGACCGTGACCGTCTTCCAATCTGTGAGGCCGACCGTGATCCAGACGATTTAGGTGAAGACGAGGACGAGGCGCAATGGACCTGCGAAGGAGAGATGCGTCGCGTAGTAGCAGCTCCGATGGTCATCACTGACATGCAGCCGTACCGCTCGATGATCACGGGCGAAATGATCTCTTCCCGCTCGCAGCATCGCGCACACCTGAAGGCGCACAACTGCATCGAGATCGGCAATGAAACAAAGTACCTGAAGCCAAAAGAAAAGATCGACCTTGCGCCCGAGTCGAAGAAGGCGCGCAAGCAAAAGATCATCGACCAAGTCAACGCGCTTAAATAAAGCCACGGAGAAACCATGGGAACCCGCAGAGAAGATTTAGCCGAAGCGCTCGAAGCAATTGACCAATCGGTGACTGACACGCCGGCCGATCCGGTGCATGAGGTTGTAGTCGATGCGCCGAGCGTCGAGAACATCAGCGCCGAGCCGGTAGAGAACGAAGGCCGGTCGCGTGATGAATCGGGCCGGTTCGCTCCGAAAGCACCGGCAACACCATCTATGGATGCTGTGGCGGGCATTGAGGCTCAGCCGGTAGCAACAGAGCGCCCCGAACCGCCGAAGTCATGGAAGGCCGATCAGCGCGCCCACTGGGACAAGCTGGACCCGGAAGTCGCGAAGTACATCCATCAGCGCGAGCAGGAAAGCCAGCGCGGATTCGATGACTACCGTGCGAAGGTCGAGCCGATCGTTCAATCGATTCAGCCGCATCTGGACGAACTGCGCCATCAAGGCGTGCAACCCGAAGTCGTCGTTCGCGACTTGCTGTACACGCGTAAGTTGCTGGCGACCGGCGACGAGGCGACGAAGATTCAGACGCTGGTGAATGTGGCCCACGCGGTTGGCATCCCGCTCCAACAGATGTTGCAGCAGAGCGCGGCGCTCCCGCAGCACATGCAACATCACATCGATCCGAACGTGATGGCAGCGCAACAGCGCGCACGCGATCTGGAAAACCAGATGTCGCAGTACCAGAACCAGCAAAACGCACAGATTCAGGCGGCTGCTGTGGCCGAAGTCGAGAACTTCAGGTCATCGCATCCGTTTGTAGACCAATTGGGACCGGAGATGCAGCGCCTGCTACAAGCGGGCATGGCTACGGATCTTGATAGCGCCTATTCGAAGGCGCTCCGCTTGAACGACGAACTTTTCACGAAGCATCAGGCGACACAACGCGATGCAGCGGAGAAGCAACGTCGGATCGAGGCGGATAAGGCAGCGAAAGCAGCCAAAGCGAACGCAGTCAGCACGCGGACGGCCACACCCGGCGCAGTCGCGGCAACGACAGGCGGGGCACCGAAAGGACGGCGAGCGGCACTGGAAGAATCCTTCGACCAAGCGACCGCAAGCCGTATTTGATTTCACTGATAGGAGCGACACATGGCATTCGCCAATGGAGCAATCAGCGACATCATCGCTTAACTAATCTGATAGCTGTAATGTCTCTTCGGTAATTCTGTTGTACTTCTTCCGATTCTCGGCTGCCGTGAGGTACTGAAGATTGTGAAGGACGTGAAGCCCAGAAACGGGCCGACCGTCGATCAAACCCTTCAAGGGAACGATGTGATCAACTTCGTATCCTTCGGGGCACTTGGCATAGAACTCTAGGACCTCTGTCAGATCGACCCATTTTGGGGTGCGGTCTTTCACATCCTTGCGTCGATAATACTTGCGGGCCGGATCATAAGGATCATTGGCCCACCGGAAACGCCGCTTCGCCTTCAGTTCTTCGATGCGACCGGCGCGCCACGCTTTTTTCTGCTCGGCGATCTTTTCCCGGTAGTCAGGCTCGGTCGAATACTTCTGCTTGCGCCATTCGTTCTGGTACTCGGAATACTTTCCGATGTACTTGGGCGCGCGTTCGCGGATAGCAGCGAGCGAACACGGTTTGCATTTGTGGCTGACCGTCTCGCCCTTCTTATAGTATTCAGAGCGCGGCTTGGTTACTCCGCAAGCGGGGCAGATTTTCTCGACGAATGGTTTTTTTCCGGGTTTCATGGGTTTGTAGGAGTACGTAATAGAGATATTATAGCACCCGGAAGGCGATGTAAAACAGGGTGAATTCGGTGAAAACCCAGAACGGGCAACGCCGAGCGAAGCCGCACATGTAGGCCGAAAGGCTGAGGGGTGCGGAACGTGTAACGACTAGGTTCCGAGCGAAAGCAGTAACGAACCCACGAGCGCCCTGCCTACCCAGAACATCGGGATAGTGATGACATAGTCTGAGCACCATAGGAATATGGTGAAGCACTGGATAAAGAGCCGGTGCGATAACAAGGTCTGACCACCATTCAGAGTCGTAGCGGCGAACTCGCTGACAACGTAACAAACAACAACGCCCTGCTCATGGTTCTGCGTGAGCGTGGGAATGTCCGTCCGTTCGGCGGCGGTAACGTGATTTTGGAAGAAATCATGTACACCGACGCGACGACGACCAACGTCAACTCATACTCGGGTTACGAAGTCCTGAACATCGCGCCGAACAGCCCGATTTCGGCGGCTCAGTTCTCGATCCAGCAGTACGCGGCGGCTGTGACCATCTCGGGGCTGGAAATGCTCCAGAACTCGTCGAAAGAGGCAATCATCGACCTGCTCGATTCGCGTATGGACATCGCCGAGTCGCAACTGATCAACCGCATTGCGGCCGACATCTATCTCGATGGCACGGGCAACAGTGGCAAGAACATCACCGGTTTGGCCGCGGCTATTCCGGATGCGCCTGGCTCGGGTACGTATGGCGGTATCAACCGCGCGTCGTTCGCCTTCTGGCAATCGCAGGTGTTCTCGGGCGTGACGAATGGTGGTGCGGCTGTGTCGGCAGCGAACATCCAGAACTACATGACGCAGCTCGCTCTCAAGGCGGTTCGCGGTCGTGACCGTATGGACCTGTTTGTTGCGGACAACAACTACTACTCGATGTACATCGCATCGATGGTTGCTCAGCAGCGCGTCATGAGCGACGGCAACACGAAGCTCGCTGGCGCTGGCTTCCCGGCTGTCAAGTTCTACGGTGGCGGCATGGCTTCGGATGTCGTGCTTGATGGCGGTATCGGCGCCAACGCAACGGCGAATCACATGTGGGGCCTCAACACGAAGTACATCTCGTTCCGGCCGCACCGTGACCGCAACTTCGTGCCGATCGGTGGCGAGCGTCAGGCAGTCAACCAGGATGCTGTTAGCAAATTGATAGGCTGGGCAGGCAACCTAACCAGCCGCGGCCCCCAATTCTCCGGGGTGTTGATCGGCTGAGGCATATCCAATAGGGCAAAGAGGTGATATGTTATCGGTTGGCCAACCAAACATATCACCTCCATGAAACGAATCGACAGGACCGGCGAAATACACGGTCGTTTGACAGTCATTGAACACGTTCCGAACGCTCCCGGAGCAAAAGACACGAACGCACGGTGGTTGTGCAAATGCGTCTGCGGAACGATGAAAGTTGTTTATGGGCAGGATCTGAAGAAGGGCAAGGTGGTTTCGTGTGGTTGCTGGAATGCTGAAAAGCGGACTAAGCACGGGATGTCGCGAAGCCACATATATGGCGTTTGGTCCGTGATGCGTGATCGGTGCAGTAACCCGAGCAACCCGAGCTATCACAACTATGGCGGCAGGGGCATAAAGGTCTGCGAAAGGTGGGAATCTTTCACGGACTTCCTTGCAGACATGGGTGATAGACCGCAGGGTTATGAGATTGATCGCATCGACAACAATGGCCATTACGAGCCGGGAAATTGCCGGTGGCTCTCCAAGCAGAAGAACCTAAACAACAAGCGCACCAACCGCTTCCTAGAGTTCCGAGGCGAAACCCATACGATTGCCGAGTGGTCAAGGATCACTGGCTTTTCGTGGCTCGCGATTCGGCAGCGTCTTAGGTACGGCTGGACTGTTGAACGCACGTTGACTGAACCGCTCAAGTCAAATCCTTCAAAGGAGCAGTGAAATGGCATTCTCAGTCACTCCCCAGATCGGCTTCGATCTGATCAACACGATCCTTGCAACCGACATTGCGTCGGGCGCTCGGACTGTGCCCGTCAACCTCGGCGAGCAAGTCTTCGGCAGCAATGGCTTGCGCTACGTCTTTGGCAAGGCCAATGCTTCGATCACTGCATCGACGACCGCTTGCACAGTCGACCCGGTGACCTTCCTCGTGACGGCATCGGCGGGCGCATACACATCGCCCGCAACCAACATGTCGACCGGCGATTACGGCTGGTTCTCGAAGGCATCGGTCTAAACAGCTTCTCCCGTGGCACCTTTGGGGCGTCTATATGGCGCCCCTTTTTTTGGAGTTTCGAATGAATCTGACCCAAGAGATGAAGGATTTCGTTCACCTGTTGGCGCGTGCGCTGGCAAAGACGGACGGATCGAAAACGCCGGAAGTGTTCGCTGATGTCGTGCTGGAACATGCGGTCGCATTGGCCGCTCCAGTCGTTCCGGAAGTTGTTCCCGCTGACACGCCGGTCGCATAACAAAACAAATCCACGGAGAAAAGCATGTACCAAGCACTGGAAAGTGACACGCAGAACCCGCGCGCTGGACTGTGGGTTGAGTTTTACCCCGGCAAGCGCTTCAACGAATTTCGCAGCAAGGAAACCGGCAAGCCCGAGTTCGACCTTGTTCCCATGATCAAGAAGTGCAATCCGGGCGATCCGACGAACGTCATCGAACGCCCGATGCGCGACGAAGACCGGGACGAATGGCCGCAACAATGGGCGGCATACGAGCGCCGCACGACCTATCGCCCTGAATCCGGCACGCCGATTGAAGATTGGCCGCGCCTGGATGTTGCGACGGTGGCGAAGCTGAAGGCGCTCGAATTCCATACGGTCGAGCAATTGGCCGAATGCTCCGACCAGCAATGCCAGCGCATCGGCATGGGCTGCTACGAGATGCGCACGAAGGCGGCAGCCTACATCGCTTCGGCGAAAGACTCGTCCCTCGCTCAGAAGCAGGCCGAAGACCTCATGCTCCGCAATCAGGAAATCGAAGACCTGAAGGCGACTGTGCTGCGGCTCGGCTCGCAACTCGAAGCAATGCAAGCGATGGACCCCGAAAAACGCGGTCCCGGCCGTCCCCGTAAAGAGGCGTAATCCATGTCGTCGACCATGTTGCAGCTTGTACAGCAGGCCACCGGTGAATTGGGGCTTGCTGTGCCGTTCTCAGTCGCGGGCAATACAGCCCAAGATACGACGCAGCAACTTGCGTTGCTCAACGCGGTCGGCTACGAATTGGTACGGGAGCCTGCATTCAACTGGCAGGCTCTGACGACCGAGTATCGTTTCACCAGTCAATGGGCGATCCAGACTGGCAATGTTACGGGCGGTTCGGCTGTCATCACGGGTATTCCGTCGACAGCCGGGATTGTCGCCGGCACGTACATGGTGACTGGCAGCGGCATCAATCAGGACACGTACGTCCAATCGGTTGATTCGTCGACGCAGGTGACGATGAGCCAGGCGGCCGCGGCGAGTGGAACTGGCGTAACGCTGACGTTCGCGCAGACCAAAGACGCGTTCCCGGCGGACTACCAGCGGATCATCGATCGCACCCAATGGGATAAGTCGAAGCATTGGGAAATGCTGGGGCCGGAAAGCCCGCAGCAGTGGCAATGGCTGAAGTCCGGATACATCGCGACCGGCCCGCGCATCCGTTGGCGCATCCTCGGCAACACCTTCCAGATTTGGCCGGGCGTTAGCACGTCTGAATACCTCGGCTTCGAGTATGTCTCGAAGTACTGGGTGACGGATGTCAGCGGGACGCCAAAAGGTTCGTTCACGAGCGATACCGATACGTGCCAGTTCGACGACAGACTGATGGTCGCCGGGCTAAAGCTGAAGTACTTCGGCATCAAGGGCTTCGAGACGCAGATTTTGCAGGCGGAATACGACGCCATCCTTTCGTCGATCAAGGGCGAGGAACAGGGTGCGCCGATGCTTTCGTTCGCGCCACGGCTGTCGAGCTATCTGCTCGGTCCCGAGAATATTCCCGACTCATTCCCGACTACCGGTCCGTAAATGACCAACATCACCGGTATTGCAGCAGCAGCCCAGCGCGCGCGCAGGCAGGCCCAAGGGCAGCGTTCGACTACCGTCAACGTGCCAGCGCCGATTGGCGGCTGGAATGCGCGTGATTCTCTAGCTGAGATGCCGATTCAGGACGCGGTTTCGTTGACTAACTGGTTTCCGACGACATCTGACGTAATGGGGCGGATGGGCTTTACGAAGTGGGCGACTGGCTTGCCGACCCAAGTCAACACGATCATGACGTATAACCCGGCCAGCGGAACGCCAAAGATGTTCGCCGCATCAGGGGCTGGCATTTACGACGTGACAGGCGGTGGCCCTGTGGGCGCGCCGGTCGTTTCGAGTCTGACGAGCGACAAGTGGGCGTACACGAACTTTTCGACTAGCGCCGGCCCGTTTCTCGGGATAGTGAACGGACAAGACGGCTATTACGTCTACAACGGAACGACGTGGCAGAGCGTAACGGCCGTTTCAACGCCGATTTCGATTACTGGTGTTGATCCGACGACGCTCGGCTTTATCACGTCATTTGCTCAGCGTGTCTGGTTCATCCAGAAAAACTCGCTGAATGCGTACTACCTACCGGTGAGTAGCGTTGGCGGAGCTGCGCAGGCATTTCCGCTTCAGGCGATATTTCGCCGCGGCGGTTCGCTCGTCTCGATGGGCGTATGGACTGTCGATGGCGGGTACGGGATGCAGGACAACCTATGTTTCGTCACGTCGGAAGGTGAGGTTGCTGTCTATCAAGGCACAGACCCATCTCAGGCTAGTACCTTCTCGCTGGTCGGCGTCTACCAGCTCGGCTCGCCAATGGGATTCCGATCATTCCTGAAGTACGGCGGTGACCTTCTCTATATCGGGAAAGATGGGCTAGGCCCGATCTCAGCGCTGCTGGCTTCCACTCGGATTAATACCAATATCAATCTGACTGGGAAGATTCAAGGCGCGATCTCGCAGGCAACGAGCCTTTACGCGAACAACTACGGTTGGTGCATGGTTCTGTTTCCGCTGCAGAACATGATCATCCTGAACGTCCCAGTAGGGCTAGGCCAGCAGCAACAGTATGTGATGAACACCATCACCGGGGCTTGGTGCAATTTCACCGGTTGGAACGCGAATCACTGGGAACGGTTTAACGATCAAATTTACTTCGGCAGCAATGGTTACGTCGGTCTGGCATGGAACGGATTCAGCGACAGCAGCCAGAACATCAACGCCATTGCGCAACAGGCGTTTAGTGAGTTCGGTACGCCCTTGCAGAAGCGCTTCACGATGATGCGCCCGATCCTATGGACGAATGGCGCTCCGGCTCTCGCGGCCGGGATCAATGTCGACTATGACCAGAACATCCCGAATTCAACACTGAGTTTCCTTCCGACGAGCTTCGGAATTTGGGATTCGGCGATATGGGATTCAGACATTTGGGGCGGCTCGCTTCAGATTGCCAAAGCATGGCAAGGCGTCACAGGTGTCGGCATGACCGGATCACCAACCCTCAAAGCAGCCATCAACGGCACAGAGACGCATTGGGCGGCCTCTGACATCGTGTTCGAGACTGGCTGGACCGTATGAAGCGAATTGTGTGGGATCAACCGGAGCGCGTCATGCGCTTCGTGGCTAGTCGCGTCGGTGAGAAAGAACTGTTCAATTACAGCGCGATCGGTCTTGAGCGGGACGGTGAACTTGTCGCAGGCGTTCTCTACGAGCAGCACAACGGCCCGAACGTGATGATGCATGTCGCGTCGGATGGCTCACGTCATTGGATGACGCCGGCATACATGGCCGCGTGTTTCCGCTATCCATTCCTGCAACTCGACGTCCATCGCGTGAGCGGACTTGTGCGTGCTGATAACAAAGACGCTCAGAGATTCGACGAAGCATTGGGATTCAAAGCTGAAGGCGTATTGCGGGAAGCCGCGGCAGACGGCACCGATCTGGTCCTGTACGGGATGCTCAAACGGGAGTGCAGGTATCTGGATGGCAAATATTTCGACGCGCTGCGCAAGGAAATGAAATGAACGTCTTGAAGCTTCTAAAATACCTGCTCGTCGATGCATTTACATTCTACGGCGGCGGAAAAGGCGGCGGCGGTGGCTCGGCTCCTTCTTATCCCGATCCAACGAAGATTGCGCAGGCGACCACGCAAACGAATACGGACACGGCGGCCTATAACAAGGCGCTGAACCTCAATAACTATTCGAACGCGTTTGGCTCGCAGCAGTCGACGCAGACGGGGACCGATCCGACGACCGGCGCACCGATCTATAACACTCAACTAAGCGCTAATCCGCAACTTACCGGGGCCCTTAGCGGCTTGTTGGGTCAGGCAGGACAGAGCGGGCAGACGAATGCCAATGCGCTGAATGGTCTGTATTCGCTGAACAACAATTACAACGGCCTCGGTAGCCAGTTCTCCGGCTTGGCACAGCAGCAGCTTGGGCTTAACCAAGGTATTAGCAATCTAAATAATCAGTACGGTGACATCAGCCATGGTCTTAACGGGCTGAACAATAACTACGGCGATCAAACGCAATCGCTTTATGGACTCAACGGAGCCTACGCTGGACAGTCCCAAGGGTTGGGGAATCTAGGCTCTCAATATGCATCGCTCGGCGGGGGGCTGAATTCGCTTCAGTCTCAATTAGGCGGCATCAATGGTCAGCTTGGCGGCCTCGGGTCGCAACTGAACCAAGGCCAAGCCGCGCAGGCACAACAGCAAGGTCAGAACGCGGCCTATGCGGCGCAGAAGCAATATCTCGACCCACAGTTCTCGCAGCAGGGCGAATCGCTGAGCGCGCAGCTTGCCAATCAAGGTCTTACTCCGGGTTCTGAGGCGTACAACAACGCTCAGACGAACTTCAATAACACGAAGCAACAGGCATATAGCAACGCGCAGAACCAAGCGATCATGACCGGATCGCAACTCGGCGCCCAGAATTTGCAAAATCAGATTTCCGGCATCAATACCCAAGCCGGATTGCTAGGCCAGCAGGGTTCGAACCTGATGAACTCGGCGAATCTATATGGTCAGCAAGGAAACATGCTTGGCGCTCAAGCCGGTCTTATCGGCCAGCAAAGCGGGCTTACCGGTCAACAGGCAGGTCTTGTCGGCCAACAGACAGGGATTACGGGCCAGCAGGCAGGACTCTACGGGCAACAGGCCGGACTCACCGGGCAGCAGGCCGGATTGTACGGCCTTCAGGGTAGCAACATTTCCAACGCTGGCGCTTTGTACGGTCAGCAAGGCAATACATATGGCGCGCAATCCGGGCTGATGGGCCAGCTTTCCTCGAATGCGAACCTCCCATACTCGCAACTCGGCAGTATCGCGAGCCTGATCCCGGGGTATTCGGGCACCGGTCAGAGCAGTGCGGCTCCAGCGGACATCGCCGGCCTCTATAACAACCAGTATCAGTCTCAACTCGCCGGCTACAACGCAGGCCAAGCTAGTTCCAACAATACGATGAGCGGCCTGTTCGGTCTTGGCTCTGCCGGCATCATGGGCATGATGATGTCCGATCGGCGCGCGAAACGCTCCATCAAGCGTGTTGGGACATGGGCGAATGGATTGGGCGTCTATACCTATCGGTATATGTGGGAACCGAAGAACGTCCGGCATCTCGGGTTCATGGCAGACGAGGTGCGCAAGATTGCTCCGCAGGCTGTGCGCCGCGGCGCCGACGGCTTCGATCGCGTCAACTACCAAATGGCGGCTTAAATGGGCGTCTTCGGAAATTCGCTCAGCGCTGGCAACCAAGATTCGCCGATTGGCGCTATCGGCGGGAAAATCCAAAAGTGGACTGATCCTATCGCATGGATCCCCGGCGGGATCGGCGATAAGTGGGTGAACCTCACGTCGCATCAGATTCCGAAGATGACGAATCAGGTGCTCCAGCCGATCGCGCAGCCGATTAACAAGATGGATTCCGCAGTTAACCCGTTGCGCAAAATTGGAATCGTCAACAACCTAGCAAACACGGCATATGCGAAGCCTGGCGATGCGATCGGGATCGGGATCGGCTCGGCGTTCACTGGCGGCGCATTGGGTGGTGCATTGGGCGCAGCAGGAGGAAGCGGAGCGGGTGCAGCAGCCGGCGCAGGTGCTGCGGGCGCCGCTGATGCAGGTATCGGAGGCGCTGCGGCGGCTGGGGGCGGCGGACTGTTCGGAGGCGGCGGCTTATCTGGTCTATTCGGCGCTGGTGGCTTAGGCGGCAGCACGACCGCAGGAACAGCCCTTGGGACTGGTCTCGGAACAGATGCGGCCGCGACCGGTGGAATTACGGGCGGTGCTGGTGGATTGACAGGCTTGTTCAGCGGCCCGGCTGCATTCGGCGATGCGGGCTTGACCGGCACTGTCTCGGCGGGCGGCTCAGGGCTTGGCGGGGCGATGGCCGGCGATATGGGGGGCGCTCTCGGTTCATCGCCTACCGGTCTATTTAGCGGCTTGCTTCCTGGTGGCGGCATGAGCGGCACGGCGAGCGGCGCGCTCGGAGGCGGCCTGTCTGGTGCGTCCGCAGGCGGCTCGTCGATCGGTGGCGCTTCGATGGGAGGATTGCTGAATAACAGCACCTTCATGAACATGGCGCAGCAGATGCTAAGCCAGCAGAGCAAGAACAACCAGCAGCAATCGCAACAGAATCAGCAGGCGGCGAACCAAAATAACTTCAGCCCGAGTAACGCTGCGCTGATGAACTACGCGATGAATCAGCAGAACGTGGCGAACACGCAATCGCTTCAGCAAAACCTCGCGCGGGATCAGCAGCGCAGACAAGCACTTGCATACGCATTGAATCAGGGGAACATCTATGGCTAGCGCAGCAATGCCGGGAATGACGGTTCTTCCGCAGTTTCAGGGGAACGCATATCAGCTTCAGCAGCAGCAGGCGTTAGCGCAGGCTCTGATGCAGCAATCCTTCCAGCCGCAGAACACCCAGGCTGTCGGATCGGGCCAATATTCGATCGTGCCGAAGTACAGCGCTGTCGGTGGGCTTGCGCAACTTGGTCAAGCGCTGATGGCGGCGAAGATGCAGCAAAACGTCGCCCAAGGGTATAACCAGCTTGGTCAGAATCAATGGGCTGCTCTTACTGGTTCACCTCCTGCATCGTCTGGCACTGGCGGCACTTCGGATGGGTCAAGTGACTCGTCGAGCGCGAATCCACAAGCGCTGGCAAGCGCACTTGGCAGCAGCGGATCAACGGCGCCGGCACAAACTGCTGCCCCGCAACAGAGCGGAGGATTGCTTTCGCCTGGTGGTCCGCTGAATCCGAACGGCATCCCGACGACCGCAGCAGCAATGATGTATATGACGCCGGAAGGGCAAAAGGAACTGTTCAAGTCGACTGCTGCGGCATATGCGCCGACCGATACGACGCGCATGGGTCGTCAAGCCGGATATACCCCCGAACAGATTCAACAGGCTAACTCTGGCCGCATATTCAAGGATAACTATGTGAGCCCGAATCAATACGGCCCGAACATGGTCGTTCAAGACCCGAAGACCGGTGCGATTTCGACTACCCCGTCTGCTGCTCCCGCAGGTGCTCAGAATATTATGGGGGCGGACGGAAAGTTTTATACGGTTCCGGTCCAAGGCGGCACGGCGGCAATTCAAGCCGAAGCAGCGGCGAAGGCCGGAGGCGAGGGAAGCCAGCTTCCGTATGATAAGGGAGTAGACGCAAGCGGAAACCCGCTTCCGGTCATGAGCCGAACGCAGGCCGCTACCGGAAATATGCCGCTCCCGATGCGCAACAACAATCCCGGCGCTGTTTCGCCCGGCGGCCAGGTCGCACAATATCCAGATATGCAAACCGGTTTGGCCGCGATGGATAAGAACCTCGCGAGTTATGCGGGTAAGCCGGATGCGGGAACGCTCGGCGGCGTGATTACGAAATGGGTCGGCTCGCCAGCAAATGCGCCGGCATATATCAAGGATGTCACGTCCCGTCTTGGTATCCCTGCGAGCTCGCCGGTTGATTTGACAAATCCTGCACAACGTCAAGCGATCTCGACGGCAATCATGCTGCATGAAAATGGCCCGAGCGCTGTGTTTTCCGGTAAGCAAGGCGCGGGTAGCGGGGGTGGTGCGCCGGCCGCGGGGGGCGCAATCTATGCTGCTCCCCCGATGGGCGCACAAGCCAACGCAGAGGCGACGACAAAAGGCCAAGTCGACACGATGCAGAAGTCGTATCAGAACTTGCAAACGGTACGCTCTGGCGCGCCAGCAGCCCTTCAAGACGTGGACAACATGTCGAAGCTTGCGCAGGGCGCCTCGATGGCTACGATCGGTCCCGCTGGCGCAAAATTCGCCGGCCTGTTCAGCGCCAACGCGGCCGAATACGAGAAGTCGCGCGACAACCTCGTGACGAATCTCGGCTCTCAGCTCGGCATCAATTCAGACGCAGCGCGCGATCTCGTCTACGGCTCGATTCCTTCGTATGGTGCACCGAAACAAGCGGTTCAAAATGGTCTTGACACACTGCGCGGACAGATTCAAACGCGTCTGCTGAAGTCCGATTACTTGTCCGGCGCCTATACCTCTGGTGATGCAAAGGCATACAACCAGAAGGAAAACCAGTTCGATCAGAACATGACGCCCGCGGTCGCCAATCAGGTGTCGAGCTTCAATTCCATGCCAACCGGTCCAGCAAAAGCGCAGGCTTTGAAAGCTGCGGCATCTAATCCGCAATTGCGTCAGCGGCTTGAATGGGCTGTCTCGAACGGGATTCTGAAATGAGCGCCTTGGATGATCTAATCGTGAGTAACGCTGCGCCGCAGCAGGCGTCTCCGCTGGATGCGCTGATCGCGACCAATGCGCAAGCGGCATCTGCTCCGCAAGCTACATCGGCTCCCGCGGCGACAGGTCAACCACCGCCTCAACCGCCGCAGCCTCCGCAACAAGGGGCGCCAGGATATTTGGCATCGCTCGGCGCAGGCTTGGGACATGGGTTCGGAAACACCGTTCTCGGCGCTCAAGAATTGCTTGGAAAAGGGCTGAGCGCGGTGGGATCGGACAATGTTGGTCCATGGCTCGTCAACGATGCGCAGCAGGGCGTCAAGAACTTAGACACTCAGAATCAGCCTTATGCGGCAGCGAACCCGCTCACGAATACCGCGGGCAAGATCGGCGGCAATATCGTTGCTACTGCTCCGTTGGCGACTCTAGCGCCGGCCGCCGCTACGGCAACTGCGCTCGGTCGAATTGGAACTGGTGCGGCTGTAGGTGCTGCAAGCGGGGCGATGACGCCTTCTGATCCGAACAGCCAAGAGGGCTATTGGCAGCAGAAAGGAACCCAAGCAGGTACAGGCGCAGTCTTTGGCGCGGGCGGAGCAACACTCGCAAATGCACTGGGGAAGGTCATTTCTGGTGCTAGTGGAACCGCGCAAAGGACGTTGGCAGATGCCGGTGTCACGATGACACCCGGCCAAACGCTAGGCGGCGGCTTTGCGCGCACTGAAGATAAGCTTACGAGCGTCCCGATCCTCGGCGACATGATCAAGAACGCTCAGCAACGCTCGGTCCAAAGCTTCAATAAAGCTGTCTACAATGACGTGCTCTCGCCGATCGGCAAGACTTATGACGGACCAGTAGGGCAGGACGCAGTGCAGGCCGTAAAGTCTCAGATCAGCAATGCCTACGATGGCGCGCTGTCTAATATGACGTTCAAGGCGACAGACCCGCTGTTTCAGAAAGACATCTCGAATCTTACCGGCCTTGCTCAGAATCTCCCGGCTCAGCAGCAGCAGACGTTCATGAATATCCTGAAAACTCAGGTCATGGGCAAGTTGGGGCCGCAAGGGAACATGGACGGTCCAACGCTGAAGGGCGCTCAAAGCGAGCTTTCTAGGATTGCAAGCGGATATTCAAGCGATGCGTCTTTCGACAATCGCCAATTAGGCGCAGCAGTTGGCGAGATAAAAAACGCCATCGATACATCGCTAACGCGCTATAACGCGCCTGCCGATGTGCAGAATCTTTCGAACGCCAACGCGGCGTATGCGAAATTCGTGCGCCTTCGAGCTGCGGCCGGATCACAAGGCGCAATGAACAACGATGGCATTTTCACCGCCGGTCAGCTTCAGAATGCCGTTCGAAGTTCTGATAAGTCGGTCGGAAAGGGCGCAACGGCAACAGGAAATGCGCTCATGCAGGATTTGTCTAGTGCCGGCCAAAGTGTGCTCGGCTCGAAATATCCTGATAGCGGAACGCCAGGACGCGCGGCCCTGATGGGAATTCTCGGCGCATTAGGTGGCGGCGGAGCGACGGCAGCTGGATTTGGTGTTCCTACCCTTGCGGCAGCCGCGGCAGCAGGGCTATCCGCGCTTCCCTATACCGGCATCGGGCAACGAGCTACGCAGGCGGCTCTTATGGCTCGACCAGCGTTTTCCCAACCGGTAGGCCAATTCGTTCAAAAAGGTGCGTCTCCCTTCGCGGCGGCGCTTGGCGCGGCACTCGCTAACCACTGACTTGATAGCCGGTATGGCACCGACAACGGCAGACGATATAGCGATCTGCCAGAAATGACTGTTGTTCATATTTCTCCCTTTAAGGGCCGCCAAGTGCGGCATTAGGCAGCCTTCTTTTGAAGGTAGCGTTCGGTGGCCATCATACTGCGACAGGTCAGGCAGCCGCGACCAGTTTTCACGAAATAGGTGTTTTCTTCGGTGTATTCGTGGCCTCTCTTGCAATGCGTTCTGGCGCGGCGCATTTTTGCAGCAGCTTCTATCGCCAATTTCATGTGGTTATGGTCTCGCGGAATGCGCATGACGGTAAGCGCCTCCTCTAAAGGAATTCCGTTCGCAATGCGCTTCATGATGACATCGCCTCCGCGAAGTCCCAAACCATGCGCCCATTGCGTCGCGGTTTTGGTTACGCCGTTGAAAGTGATTCGGATATTGGTTCGGCGATTGTTGCCTTGATCTTTCATCGTCGCCCAAATGCAGTTTCCAGGCCCATATGCGAGGTTGTTGTCTTTCCTTTCAAGTGTCATTCCGTCAGGTCTCGGACCCATATCAGAGACGAAGTTTCTGAACCCGATCCCGCGCGGTATAAGCCATCGATCACAGACCGTGATGCCTCGTCCGCCGTACGAGTGGTAAGCGGCGTTGGTCTTGCAATAGCAACGCTTTTTCATTGAAGCATAGAGCCAATAGTCTGGATGCTTTTGAGCTTTGAATTCCATGTCTTGTTCTCCTTAGCGATCCTGACATTTTAACGCAATTTCAGATAGAGGTGTATCTTGCCATTTAACGGAAGTGGTATTTTCGGCCTCGCAGCGGGCAATCCTGTCATTACAGGAACAACGATATCGTCCAGCTGGGCGAACAACACTTTGGGCGATATATCTGCCAATGGCCTCACGAATTGTTTGACGAAGGACGGCCAGCAGACTCCGATCGCGAACATCCCGCTTGGTGGCTTCCGGATCACCAACCTCGGCAACGGTACGGCGCTCACAGACGCTGCGAATCTTAGCCAAATCCAGAACAGCACTTCTACCGTACTCAGTTCGATCAGCGGAACAGGCGATGCGATCATTGCCGGCTCGGCTCCTGCAATTACTGCCTACACGGCTGGTCAGGAGTTCACCTACACGCCGACTTCGACTAACACGCTGACCAACCCGACGATCAACATTTCGTCGGTAGGCGCCAAGACGATTACACAATCGAACGGCCTTGGTCTGTGGTCAGGCGCACTCGCGGTAGGAACGCCGTATCAACTGTATTACGACGGCACGAATTTCCGCGTTCAGACGGGACAACTCGCGCAGGGAATTCCGTACTATCAGAGCCGAACGAGCCATCGGAACTACATCGCCGACGGCAATTTCGATTTCTGGCGCTCCGGGACTTCGTTCACGATCGCCTCAGGTCTTTTTCAATTCACGGCGGACATGTGGATTGTGTCGTCGGGCGGGGGATCGTCTTCCCTCACGATCTCGAAAACGAATTTTACAGCGGGCGGCACGCCCGTCGGGATGACGACGCCTGCCAATTCTTTCCTGAAGGCTTCACAGACGGTTGCAGCGACCGTTACCGGCAGCGGTATCAGCCAGCACATCCCCGGTGTTCGCACGCTTGAGAATCACACTGCGACCTATGGCGTATGGCTGTGGACGGATTCTGGAACGATCACCATTACGTCGCTCTCTACTACTCAAAACTTCGGGGCTGGCGGAAGTGCAGGGGTAACGACAAACACCACTGTAAATTGGGTCATCACGACTACCCCGACATTCTTTTCGGCCTCGTTGGCAATTCCCTCGATTTCAGGAAAAACGATCGGTACGGACTTCTCGGATAACCTTTCAGTGCGGCTTAATTTGCCAGTGAGCGTCACGTTCGCTCTCAATATGGCACAAGTTCAGCTTGAAGAAAGCCCGCCCAATGCTCCGGCCGCAGGTCTCCCGACGCCGTTCGAATATAGGGGAGCGGATGCCGAATTGGGGCGGGTCAATCGGAGTGTTCAGAACCTTACCGATCCGGTCGCATTCCCACAGGAAGTGATCGGAACGGGCGTCTTCACGTCTGCGACAAACTTCCAGGCGCTGATTCCTCTTGCCGCACCTATGCGGCTGCAGCCTGTCTTGACATTCGTTTCCGGCACCGCAGCAGCATTTGTCGCAGTGGCAGGATCAAGCTTCGCGATCTCTGCTATGTCGTTAGTGACTGCCTCATCGTCGACGACAGGGCTGCTCGTGAACTGCACAGTGGCCGGCGCGACTACGGGTCAAGCCGGAATTTTGAGACTCAGCACAAGCGCCTTGTTGATTGCGGACGCGCGAGTGTGACGCACAAAAAACAATAGCCGCCTAGAGCGGCTTTTTTACGGGGCTTCGAATGCACGAAGACATAGTCGCGGCGATTCACGCCCTTTCAGCCGACATGGACCAGCGGCACTCCGAGAACGTTACACAACAGCGTGTAACTGATCTCAAAGTTGACGAGGTTATACGCAGAGTGGATGACTTACACAACGCATTCCCCAACGGCGATTGGGACGGACATCGCAGAGCGCATGAGGCGATGATCGCGCGGCATGAGGCAAAGGCGAGGTTCTATGAAGAACTCCGCGTAGACCTCGCACAGAAAGGATTGTGGGCGCTGATTGTCGGGCTGGCTACGGCGGTCTGGTATTACTTCCGAGCGAAGGTGAACACATGAGCGCATTTGATGATTGCTTCTCTCAGTTGATCGGCAATGAAGGCGCTTTCACGGCTGATCCGAAAGATAGCGGGAATTGGACTGGCGGATCGATCGGGCAAGGTCAACTGAAGGGTACGAAGTACGGAATCTCCGCAGCGAGCTACCCGACTGTCGATATTGCCAATCTGGCGCTCGACCAGGCGAAGGCCATTTACCTGCGCGATTTCTGGAATAAGTTTGGCGGCGATTCGCTAAACGAAGCGCTTGCATTCCAAGTGTTCGACGGCGCGGTCAACAGCGGCGTATCTCGCTCGGTGAAATGGCTTCAGCAGGCGGCTGGCGTAACTCAGGACGGGGTAGTCGGCCCGCAGACGCTCGCCGCGGCCGGTTCCCTTCAGCCCGCATGTGCAATCGCCGCCTATAACGGCTATCGGTTGGATTTCATGACCGACACCAATGCGTGGGCAACCTATTCGCGCGGATGGGCTAAACGCATCGCGAACAATCTCAAGCTTCTAGGAGCGCAATCGTGAACTGGTCAGACATAGCCGGCGCAGTCGGCAAAGCGGCGCCCATTCTCGGTACGGCGCTCGGCGGTCCTCTCGGTGGCGTGGCCGGCGCATTGATTGCCAGTGCGCTCGGAACGTCCAATGATGCCGATGCGGTAAACACAGCTCTCGCTGCTGATCCTGCCGCGCTCGAAAAGCTGAAAGAAGCGGAAATGGCGAACAAGGTGCAGATGCAGAACCTTGTCATCACCGCGGAAGCGAACCGGCTTGCCGACGTTCAGAACGCGCGCGCCAGGCAGACGGCGAATCCGAAAGACTACACGCCTCAGTTCCTCGCTGGCGGCGTTACCTTGGGCTTCTTCGGCGCTCTCACTGCGGTCATGCTGGCGCCTTTGTCTAATACGGTGCACGACCTATTGCTCGTCATGATCGGCGCGCTTCAAACCGCTTGGATTTCGGTCATCTCGTATTATTTCGGCTCTAGCAAGGAAAGCGCCGGTCAGACGAAGATGATCGCTGATGTCGGGTACGCCGCGGCGAATGCTCCTATCAACATTCATACGCAGGCAGCCGCCGATCCTATCGCGCCGGCGTCGCTCCCTGAACCAAGCTTGTTCAAGGGGCACTGAGATGATTCGCTATGTATTGGCTACGATCGCTCAGGTGCTTTTCACGTACCTGCTTGCGGTACCGCTCGCGCCTCTCATCGCGCTTTTCTGCAAGGATGACGGCTACCTGCCGAACTGGCTGTGCTGGTTTCAGACGTTCGATGCTCCGCTCGATTCGGGTTGGATCGACGGCTATTTCCAGCCAGCAGGCGCTCCCGCTCCGATCGGGTGGGAGAAGTGGTGGCTTCGTACGCGCTGGTTATGGCGAAACCCGGCATACGGCTTCTGTTATTGGCCGCTCGGCTTGCCCTACGATCCTGCCACATGGGTTGTCGATCTATTGACGCATGACGGCACGACGCTGACGGAGTTCAAGGCGCACACAGCCGACGGCAAGCATTTCTGCCATACGACCAGTGCCGGCCTCAAGCTCGGCTACAAACTCTGGTGGGCGCTCGATGAGAACTGGAAGTTTATCGACAAGCTTCCGACATCGCGCGGACCTGATAACCGTCTACCGATCTGCTTTACGCCAACTTTTTAAATGTTAGCAAGATGGATCGATCCTTTCGAGGGCTTCTGTTACAAGCCGACCGACCGTCTGCCGACCGTAATCGACTATGGAGCCAAGGGCGACGGCGTAACGGACGATAGCGCCGCGTTTCAGGCCGCGATCAATAGCGGGTTCGTCCGTATTCCAAAAACGTCAGCGGGCTTTATGATCCGCCATCCGCTGAATGCGACGAATCTCGATCAACTGACCATCGAAGGCGACGGCATGATTGCGCCTGACTGGGGCTTGGTCTACATTCTTCCGCCCTCTGGCAGCACGCTTCTCGCCGGAACCGGAGGCGTCCTGCTCGACGTCACCGGCTCAAACAACATTACGCTGCGGAATTTCAACATTTCCGCGCTCGGCGTTTCATCCAATCCTTCGTCTGTCGGGATCATCGGCGGTACTTCCACCGATCAGCGCCTCGGTGCGCCTGGCGGTTCGAACATGATCATGGAAAACGTCGCCGTGTGCATGCAGAA